CAAACTGAACCTGTTGTTGACCAGCTTGAGTTGCCTGTGCCGCCAATGCCGCATCTTGTTGAGCCAAAGCGTTGTAATAGGCTTCCATCTCAGGAGATGCCGCACCCAAACCAGTCGCACCACTTGGACGCATACCAGTAGCGCCAACAGACAAACCACCACGACCTGTTTGGAACAACTGGTTTTGCAACTGAGCCAATTGACGCTCACGGCTAGGAGCAAGCAAGTTTTGTTGTTTAGCCATGTAGTCAGCAGCAGCTTGTTCAGGAGACTTAGCCAGATACTGTTGACCCAAACCAAACAAACCTTGTGCGCCAGCAGTCAAAGGAGCATAACGACCAGCCGCCTGTTCTGCCTCAGTCAAGCCTTGACCAGACAAAGCCATGATGCGGTCTTGCATCGCCTTGAGTTCTGGGGTTAACTGATAACCAGCACTTGTCAATTGACCAGTTGTAGGATCGAATCCAAACTGTGATGCACCAAAGCGAGTGGTAACGCCAACAGGACGAAACTTCTGTGCTTCTGCCGCAGTTGCCGCCGCATCTCTCATTGCTTGAGCAGAGATTCGTGCCGCCTCTACATTGGCTTGGTTGGTTAATAAACCACCAGCAGTACTAATTCCAGCACCAATAATTCCTTTTGTCAGAGTTGGATTGGTTTTGAAGAAGTTAAGAACATCTCCAACCTTGAGTCCAGAAGTTTGTGCAGTCTGATTTGCGGCATTGGTGAGTGCGTAATAAGCATCACTGATGTTTTGCGTACCACCAGCTTCCTGGGCCAACTGATAAATCAACTGTTGTTCTTCAGGAGAATAGTTGTAAGGAGTGGTGTCCTGCATCTCAGTGGCAGGAGCATTCATTTCTTCATCATAAATAGCCATATTTCCTCCGATAATCTGTTGTGCTGGTGTTTGCGGTGTTGGTGTAGGTGGTGTGAATCCAGAACCATCATTAATAATGTCTTTTGTATCAAATGATGATGCAGTTGTGTCTACCTCAAAAGGAGCCAACTCATTCTGCAAATCTTGTTGTCCAGCAAGAACCTCTTGTTCTGTCTTTACTGTTGCGCCTTGGTTTGGCATAAGGCTATCAAGTGCAACGCCTTGTACGGCACCAGTAAGTGCTTGTTCTGGCGTTTTGCCAGTTAGCAATCCTGTGGCAGTGCTTTGAGCAACTTGACCAGCAACAGTAGAACCAGTGGCTTCTGCAACACCAGACCCAACACCCAATTGAGACAAAACAACAGATGTTGCTAATGACTCAGCGGCTCCAGGCTGTCCTGTTGCCAATTTACCAGCAGCATTTCCAGCAGAATAGGCAAAGCCTAATCCCATGCCAGGAGCCGCATATTCCAACAAAATTGGAGCAAGTGGGCCAATTGCCTGTAATCCACCACGGGCGGCATCAGCTAATGGGCCTTGGTATTTGTAGTAGGCGTATTGACCAAGACCACCACTTCTTCCTTCAGTGGTTATCCAATCTTGTTGAACACGCTCACCACCAGGGGCAAGTTTTGGCTGTGTAATGTATGAAATTGGCGCACCAACTTGCATACTTGGATGCGGATTTCCTAGTCCAACAATTGGTGGATTGTTTTCGTCAATGGTATAGCCACTATATTGCTCTAACCCTAATTTATTGAATTCATCAGCAGGCCAAAGAAAGCCTTTGTTCTCTAGCCTTGATTGCATCCCTTCTGGCAACTCAAATGCAACTGCATTTTTAAATGTATTTGGGTCAAGAAACTTTTTATTGTATTGTTGAAAGTCTCCCAAAACCTGTCCTTTTTGGACATAGCTTTGCGGAACAAAGAAATACTCTTTCCCGTCTTCTCCAGTAACACTTGCTAACCTATTGTCCTCATAGGCATAGTTCCAAGTAGGAGTTCCAACTTTTGGAATAATGTTTTCAGGCATTATGTTTATCTCAAACAGTGCCGTTAGCCACAATGTTGCCCAACACAGTCAGGTTCCCTGAACTGTCAATCTTCATTACATCAGTTCCTGAGTGACGAATAAGTAGATTAGACCCACTCTCAACAAAGCTAAAGTTGGTGAAGGTTCCATCTGCCTTGGTTGCAATGGCAGTGGAAATGTTAGTGAACTCAGTATCAATCTCAGTTCCCTTGACAACCTTGCTTGCATTCCCTGGCGACAAAGCATCTTTAGCCGCAAAGTTGGTGGTTTTGGTGTAATTTGCCATGTTTCTTCCTTAAACCAGTTTGCCGTTCTTGGCTTGTATCTCAATCTTTTGAATGCTCACAGGATACCCATTGATCTGCACTTCATAACCCGTCTGCACAGTCTTGCCAGAACCTGATGTTTGACCAACCAAAGTCTGCAAAGAAATGCCATCTGAGTAGTAGGCAACAGGAACACCATTTGCCCCATATTCAGCAGTCCCATATTCAGCAACAGTAGACTGAGGAATTTGCAATGTGGTGGAGTAATACTGACCAGAGAAGTCATATCCCCACTTGATGATGAAGCCTTGGCTTGAACCACCAATCACCACTACTGCAATGCGCTTCAGAATAGAAGTGACATTGGGCTGTCCCAAGTCAGCATAAGTCGTGAAATACTGCAATCGGTATGTGCTTGCATGGTCAAGGTAAGTCCCATACTTGCCCACATAACCATTCTTGCCAATCAACAAGTCTCCATTGCGTTTAGAAAGAAAAGCAGTTGGTGTAATGGAATCCCACACAGTTACCCGTGAAGAACCATCTTGCAAAGCCGCCTTGGTGTCAAAGCAGTAAGTCTGGGTGGCAGTTGGGAAGTTAATCAGGTAAAAAGCATTTGACTCTGAATAGACTGCCTTGATGTTTGCCAATGTCTCAGCATTCACAATCGTCATCAAGTCATCACGCACATTCTTAGACAAGTCCCGCAAAGGTGCAGACTTCTCCTGAATGGTTCTGAGCAATGAACGCACACCACTGTTTGACAAGAAAACCACATCACTGCCTGTGTTGGCAATGGAGTCTCTTGCAATGCAACCAATGTTGCTGATGGTGTCACTCAGAGACAGACTTGATGGGGTAGTCGCATTTGCATAAATCAATACTTGACGCTTGCCAAAGATAAACAAGAATCCATTGTGAGCTGCCAACCCTGTGATCTCATCAGACCCATTGGGCCATACCCGTGAGATGTCCAAAGAACCAGCAGTTCCTGTTGACCAGATGTGACCTGCCAACAAGTCAGAGAAGTAGACAGTTACAGTGTCAGCAGTGCTACTAGCAGTCCACAAGCGACCATAGGCAGATATAACAATGTTCGTCTGGGGAGCAGTCGCAACATAACCAGTTTTCTCGCTCACACGCCTGTATGTGGTGGTACTTACGGCAGGGTCATAAATGAGTGGGTCATAACCCGTCTGAAAGAAATATGTGATTCCATTCAGAGAAGCACAATGCCAGTTGCTTGCAGTAATGGTGGGGCCAGTACCTCCCCCCCCATAGGTCAATTCAACAACACTTGCGCCACTCAGTTTAAACAGCTTGTTGTTTCCAGCAAACAAAACAGTCAAAGTGCCATTAGTCTGCACCAACTCATGGATGACTGTTACATTGTTTGCACCAAGGTCGCCAGAGGATGTGTTAACCCTTGAAAAGCCTTTGCGAGAGCCAATGCGCCCGTATTGGTCAATCACGCAGTTTGTTGCAATCGCAGCGTATCCAGCCGCTAAATCAAGCGGAGAGTCTTGTGTATTGAGTCCAAAGAAGCCTGGAGCCGATACAGAAAAGGTCTGGATTTGCTGGCTCATGTTGATACAAATTGCTGATTTTCTGGATACCGATTTGCCTCTAAAGCAATGTAGTCGGAGAGCATGGATCGGAATAGTGTGTATGCCTCTGATGAAGACAGTCCACCATCTTCACCACGCTCAACCAATGCCCTGGCGTATGCGCCTTGAGCAACAACTACATCAGGCACAAGAACCACAGTGCTATCAGCCGCCAAAGTTGCCTGGGGTATTGTCAGACTGAATTTCAGTGTGTATACGCCATCAGGAATTGGGAACAAGCTGACTTTCGTGTTGTAAGAACCATCTATGCCATCAAAAGTAAATTCTGTTGGAATTGAGTTGACCAGGGGTAAGAAGTTCTGTTTGCGGTTCATGTCAACAAATGTGATGTTAGTCAAACCAACATTACTGGTTGTGTTGATGGCATCAAGAACCTGAAACTTCTGACCAGCACCAGTGAGTGAATAGGACGGAGTTGAAGCCACAGTAGTCACAGTGATGGTCTGCCCCAAAGAATTCCAACCATAAGAATCCTCAACTTGACGCTTTGCATCGTTTACAAACTTTGCAACCAAAGTGGAATAGGTGGTTTCGTTGTAAGTGGTTACAACAGGCTCACGCAAGCGGATCAACACATCGTTGACAAGTTCTAGTAATGTCATGCTCTAGTCAACCCTTCTTGTTCAAATGTGGCTATAAAACTGAATGTGCTTCCCGACTGAGTAGTTATTTTTATTTTGTCATCTTCTTCTAAAACAATGTAGGCATTGCCATCAAATTGAAGATAGGCTTTTGATGAAAAATCGTATTGAGTCAATATATCAAGCGTTGTATTAGCACTTGAGTCAAACCACTGCACAGTTATATGCTTGGTAGAGCCGCCTGTATTGTGTATATACATGACGGTAAATTTGGCATAGTAGCCCTTTGGACAGGTATAGACTGTTGTGTCTACTGCCGCTGTAGGACTAACACCAACTGATAATGCTCTCATTTCGCCTTTGCCTTGTTCCTTGCGGAAATTGCTCTAGCTTTTGCCTTTGCGTCAGCCTTGGAGTTTGCACCCCATGCCTTTAGCGAAAGAAGCAGTCTCGTTGGTTCACCATTCTTGAACTCAGGGCCATCATTGCCACCCATTCGAGCCAAGAAACTTGCTCTGCGAGGGTTGTCCCCCGACTTTACTGGTGCTTTGAGATTGCCACCAGTTTCTGCATTATAAGATGCTCTCCCCTTGGCATTCAAGCCGCCTTTTGGATTTTGACCAGCTTTTGTTTGCCAAACAGGAGATTTCATCTACTTCACCTTTTTAACCTTCTTTGCAGTCTTTGCAGCTTGTTTAAAGTCAGCAGCAGTAGGCGCACCCTTGGTTCCTACCTTCCGCATCTTCTCACCAGACCCCGCTTTGATACGAGCCTGTTTTGCGTTAATATTTGAGTACAAGCCAGTTTTCATTTCTTCTTCTTTCTAGGTTTTGCCATACCAGCTTCAGACAAGGCAATAGCAATAGCTTGCTTACGGGAAGTCACTTCTGGCCCCTTTTTAGACCCAGAATGCAAAGTGCCTTCTTTGTACTCACGCATGACTTTCCCAACCTTTTTAGATGCTTTGGTCATTTTCATATCAGTACAACACTTTAGCCGTAATGGTTCCAGAAGTCCAAGCAGTCACATTGGCTCTCAAATACTTGGGAGCATTGGCAATGGTTACGATGCCATCAGCAGTTAAAGCAGTGCCAATTGTGGCAAAGGTTGTCCCATCCAAGCTACCTTGGAAAGCAACAGTAGCGGTGGTGATGCCCACAACTTGCAGAAATGCAGGTTGCCCAGCATCTGCCTGGACAGCTTGAGATGCACCAGTTGCAACAACTGCGTTCAAAAGCGTTTTTGCGCCAGATAATGAACTCATTTACCTCTCCCAGATTTCTTCATCATGTTGGTAGCAGTGCGCTGACCCTTTTTAGGGAGCATCTTAGGTTTCCCAATTGCCACCATGATGGTGACAGGAACACCTTTCTTCTTTGAAGGAGACTTTTCTGCTTTCATTGGCTTGCCGTACATCATGCTTTTTCCTTGGTTATTGGCCCACCAGACTTCCAGGCATCACAAGTACGGGCCGCAGCACAGGTGAATTGAAACAGATCACAGTATCCCAGGTTAGCCGCCTTGACAAAGTTCTCGTCATAGGACAACTCACCAGCCTTTTCATCCTTCTCTAGTCCACCAAGGATGCACTCCATCATCTTGGGGGTCTGAATGAAAGCGGCACAGTTCCCACATCTCATGCCCTTGATGGCAGAGGTAGGAGCGTTATACATCTTGGCCTTTTTCAACCAGAAAGCATCATTTGCTTCATCAGGGTTGGGTGGGCCATAACCAAACTCTTTGAATGCGTTATTCCTGTTTTTCAGGTTAACAGTTATATCCTGAGTAGCAATGGGGCACGATACCCCTGAGAGCAAGCCTTTCATTTGAACAGCCTCTCTCCAATGAATGTCAGAACGCCACCTACCGCAGAGGCAATGGTCATTCCCATCCAAAATCCACCCTTGCCTTTGTTGGCAAGTTCAAGCAATTCTTTAACATCTTTGCTCAAAGAGTGAACTTCATTCTGGAGAGCTTCAACTTGAGCCTCCAGTTTCCCAAAATCTCTAGCGTCTATATCAGACATTTGCAACTTTCCTTGGGCGACCCATGCGCCGTACAACTGGCGGCATAAAAGGAGTATCTGTCCTTACTTCATCAGGAATGTCAGACACTTCTTGTTCATCAATACGAACATAACCTTGATGACCCTTCATTGAGTCAATGTCATGTTGCAAGGTAAAACTCACTGTGTTACCAGACTGAAGACAACGAAAAGTAGCCATTGAAACCCTTAAATAAGAAAGGGGGGACGAACCCCCCTATTCTCAAAGCACTGCCCGACCAATCACAATTTGCAATGTGGTTGAGGCTAAGTCAACTGAACCTGCTGTTGGGTTGTAGGTCACAATAGTCACAGTGTTAGCGGCAGAAATATAGGCTCTACGAACCAATCCTGCTTCACTCACACCAATTGACATACCAAGAACCATGTCACCCAAAGCAACGCCTGGAACAGTTACTGTGTCAGTAGCCGTAGCAGTAGTAGCGATTGAGGCGCTATCTAAAGTACAGGAAACATCCCAAGTATCTGTAAACAGGCCACGAAATTGATCGTTACCACGGCGGGAAACGACTGCGGTTGCTGCTGCCATTTTGATTTCTCCTAATTAGGTTAAAAAAGTCCCCCCACCACTAGGGCAGGGGGCGCAACTGCAATTAGGCGGGAACCAAAAGTGCAAACATAGATGCAGATTTGGCTGCACTTACGCTTGCGGCTGAACGCAGAATCTGAACGCCATACAAGGTATCAGAAGTAAACAGAGTAGCCAAATACTCTTGTTTGTACTGAACTTGTGAGCGAACAGCAACTTGCTCAACCAAAACCACTGAATCACGATGACCCATCAAACAAACTCGTGCAGCACCAGTGCCTGATGCAGTGTCGCAATTGCTTGAGACAAACACAGGGATGCCATACAAGTTACCGATTTCACCAGTGCGAATGGTACTGTTAGTACCGCCCACAAAGGCTTGTTCAGTGTAACGAGCCAGACCCATCAGGGTGTTGCGACTTGATGGAGGAATCAAGAAGAAACGCTGATCCATAGGGGTATCGGTGTCATCCAAACGCTGAATAGTG